CCCCGGCCTTCCGCTCCAACTAGTCGTTTACGAACCCTCCGCGGTCGCTGGTATTCGCGCCCTCCGTGGGTTCAGCCGAATACTTAAGCATTACGTGTGGTTAGGTGCAACCTGAAGGACTGAACCCTGTTTTAGGAAAGACGTACTAAAGACCTGTTCTGTATCACGAATACACGAATTGGTGTACATGCATACATGCACAACTCGTAATTACGCAATACAGACTTTCCGTTGGGGGAGTGGACCCCTCCCGAGGGTTCAGTTCGACCGGATGCGCGAATCCCACAGGTCGTGGCCGTAGAGTCTCGCGGCGTGCTAGGATTCCTGCGGAGAATGCCTCTGGAAGCCCCCCGACACCCCACGGATCCCCCGCAGGTACCGCCCGCGCGGATCACCTACGTCCTCGGGTTGTGGCTCCGGGGGTACTCGACCCGGACCATCGTGAAGCGGTGCGCCGAGAAGTACGGGGTCAAGCGGCGCACCGTCGAGCACTACCTCGAGCGGGCGAAGCTCCGGCTCCGTGACGCCCCGAAGCCCGACCCGGCCGAGACCCTCCAGGCCGCGACCGAAATGCTCCGTGAGACCTACGAGCTCGCCAGCCGGAAGGTGAAGCTCCTCGTGGTGCCCCAAGGAAAGGGCTTGCCCTCCGAGGTACAGAGTTTCCCCGCGCCCGACACCGCGGCGATGGCGACGTGCGCCACGCGGCTCCTGGAGATCCAGCTCGTACCCCCGCAGGTCGAGAAGATCCGGCGCGAGCTCGACGGCACGCTCCCGCCGTCCAGGTCCGAGACCACGATCACGGCCGGCGCGGTGGCGGTCTACCTCCCTGAGCTTGACCCCCTCGAGGGGGGGTCCGCCACACCGCTCGACGGCGCCCTCCAGGAGCCTCGTGGGCCCGCTCCCGCCGTCGAGTAGCCCCCCCGCGCCGTGGCGTCCAAACCCGGGCCCCCAGGCGCGCTTTCTGGCGTCCCGAGCTCGACGGGCGCTCTACGGTGGCGCCGCGGGCGGGGGGAAGAGCGCGGCGCTCCTCGCGGGCGAGACGCGGTGGTTCGCGAACCCGCACTACCGCGGGCTCTACCTGCGGCGCGAGGCGTCCTACCTCGGAGAGACGATCGACAAGAGCCGGGCGCTCTACCCTCGTCTCGGCGGGCGTCTCGTGACGTCCCCGCACCCGATGTGGACGTTCCCGAGCGGCGCGACCTTGTGGCTCAATCACTGCCAGACGGACGCGGACATCGCGAACTATGACACGTTTGAGTTTTCCTCCATCGTGTTTGATGAGCTCACGCACTTCACGGAGAAGCAGTTTACCGGCATCTGCGCCCGTCTGCGCGGGACGGACCCCGCGCTACCCTACTGGTGCCGCGCCGCTACAAACCCGGGTGGACCGGGCCACGAATGGGTCAAGGCGCGGTGGGCGCCGTGGCTCGACGCCAAGCACCCACACCCCGCGAAGCCGGGCGAGGTGCGCCACCGTCTTGGGCACGATTGGGTGCCTCCCGGCACGCCCGACGCGCTCTCGTACACGTTCGTCCCTGCGAAACTCACGGACAATCCCCACGTCGGGCGGGAGTACGTGGCGAACCTCCGCGACCTGGACCCCGTGCGGCGTCTCCAGCTTGAAGAGGGGGATTGGGAAGCGGCCTACGGGGAGGGCTCCCTATTCCACCGCGATTGGTGGCTCTACCTGGACGCGGCCCCTCCGTGCGTCCGCAAGGCCCGAGGTTGGGATTTGGGCGCAGGGGGCGACACGTCGGAGGGCGTGCTCCTGGGGGACCGTGGTGAGGGTGTGGTGCCGCGTTACGTGGTGCTCGACGTCACCACCCACCGGGGCCCTCCGCACGAGGTTCACGCGCTCGTGAAGCGCACGGCCGAGAGCGACGGCCCCGACGTGACCATCGCGCTCCCCCAGGATCCGGGCCAGGCAGGGAAGGACCAGGCTGGGCAATACACGCGGGAGCTCACGGGCTACACCGTGGTGACGCGCCCGCAATCGGGCGACAAGATCGTGCGCGCGGGGGCGTTCTCTTCGCAGGTTGGGGCGCACAACGCGGCCGTCGTCCGCGCGCCCTGGACGCCCGCGTACGTGGGCCAGCTCCACAACTTCCCCGAGGGCGCGGACGACAAGGTAGACGCCACGAGCGAAGCCTTCCGGGAGTTGAACCAGGACAAGACGCACGGTCATTGGCTTCGCGCGCTGTACGGGGACGCGGACGAATAGCGCGGCCGTGGTAGGGTAGGGCTGTGGCTACCCCCGAGGAAGTGTTGCAACGTGGCGTCCAGGAGACCCCCCCGACCGGCGGCGCGCGAGGCCTGGGGGTGCTCGGGATGTACCAGGAGCTCCTACAGATCCAGGAGTCTCGCGCGGAGGACTGCCGCGCGGCGCTCGAGGCGGGCCTCCCGGTCTACACCGTCCGCCCCGTCGAGCCCGTAGCTGGCCTCCCCCCGCGCACCCACGAGCTCACCACCGTGCAGCGCGGGGACGGGTGGGTGAACCTCACGACGGGCGCGGGGACCGCGGGCGACCGCTCGCAGAACACCGCCTTCGTCCGCGTGCTCGACCTGTCCGTCCAGCTCTGTGTTGCGCTGTACTACCAGGATGACCTCGCGGCGAAGGTCTGCGGCGCGCACGTCAACGAAGCCCTGCGGCTTCCCCCGAAGGTGACGGCGCCCGAGGGTGTCCCCGAGGAGACGCGGAAGGCCGTTCAGGATCGCCTGGAGGTGCTGCATTGGGCGAACGCGGCGAAGCAGGGGGCGACCTTCGCGCGACTCCTGGGGGACGCCTGGATCTTCCCGTGCGTCGAAGGCGAACAGGCCGGGCCGCTCGCGCCGGGCGCGCGGGTGATCGCGTTCAAGAATTTCGACCGTCGTGACCTGTTGCCCTACCGGTGGGATATGAACGCGCTCTCCCCGAGGTACGGGGAGCCCGATGACTATCAGATCGTGGCGATTTGGGGGTCCGCGCAAGCGGCGTTCGTGAATCATCTGAGGCTCATTCCGTTCGTCGGCGTCCAGGTGGACGTGTGGGAGCGTCTCGCCAACGGGGGGTACAATCATTCGGTGCTCAATCGAGCGCTGTCCGTCATCAAGGCCACGCAAGAGGCGTGGGACGGGGTGGCCTACCTGTTGGGCGAGGCGAGCATGAAGGTGCTCTCGCTCAAGGGCCTCACGGAGAAACTCAGCAACGCCCGCGCGATCACGCTCCGGCGCATCGCGGACCTGAATCAGACCGCCAGCAACACGAACACCGCGGTGATCTCGGGCGCGGGCGAGGAAGAGCTCAAGCGCCTGGAAGTGGGCGCGTTGACGGGCCTCGCGTCCACCCTGGAAGTCATGATGGGGCGTCTGGCCTCCGTCGCGGACATGCCGGTCTCGATTCTCTTCGGACAAGCGCCGGGAGGGCTCAACGCGGCGGTGTCCGGGGACGTGTCCACCCGCGCGTGGTACGCGAGCGTCCGCGGGGTGCAGGAACACACGTTGCGGCGCCCGATGACGGCGATGGTGGACTTGATCGCGGCCGAGTTCTCGCCCGAGCACCGGAGGGGGTGGGGCGTCGAGTTCCCTTCTTTGTGGGATGAGTCCCCCGCGGAGCGGACGGCCGCGCGGAAGAGCCTCGTCGATGAGCTCGTGGCGCTCACCACGGCCGCGATCGTGACCCCCGAGGAAGCGGCGATCATCCTCGCGCGGTGGGACGCCCACGAGGAGAACCCGTACGATGGCCTGGACCTGGAGGCGCGGCTGGCCCTCGTGGAAGGCCGGTACGATCCGGGTGTGCCGCCCGTCGCGCCCGCTCCGATTCCGCAGGCGCCCCCAGGAGCTCCGGCCGTAGGTGCCGCCGCAGGGGCGTAGTTCCGTGCCCGTCGTCCACGTCGTCCATCGCCCGGGGAAGCCCCCGCGCCAACACCGCGCGCCCGCGCCCCCCTCGCCCGCGCCCTACCTCGCTTTGCTCCGGCGGATCGTGGCGCGCGTCCGGGAGCACTACTTGGCGAAGGTGCCCCTCGAGCGGACGGATCAAGCGGACCCCCCGCGGCTGAACGGGATCGTGTACCCCACCGCCCAAGCTCGACGCGCCGCGCGCTTGCTCGGACGCCCGGTCCCCCGGCCGGCATACAACCTCGCGACTCCCCTCGCCCCGGCCGTCCGCGCAGTGCGCTCGCACGGGATCTCCGCGACGGTGGACGCCTTCGTACAACCCGATGCCCTGGCGCCCGCATTGGACGCCTTGGGGGCGAGCATCGGGAGTCACGCCGACCGGGAATTCTCGGCGCTCCTCACGGACGGCGCGCGAGCGGCGGGGGGCTTTCGTCCGGGCGTGCGGGAGATCGCCCTGGAGGACGTGGCGCCGGGCTTCGTGGAGCCGTTCCGGCGGCGTAACCTGGACCTGATTACCGCGATGGTCGAAGGCCAGGTGTCGGACCTGGAGACGGTGCTCCGCGAAAACGTCGGGCTCAACGGTCGGGAGCTCCAGGCGCTCATCGTGAACCGGTGCGGGGTCACGGAGCGGCACGCGGCGCTCCTGGCGCGGGACCAGACACTCAAGATGTCCGCGGACGTGGCGCAGCTCCGCGCGGAGAACGTGGGCGCTACGAAGTATGTGTGGCTCACGAGCAACGATGAGCGCGTGCGCGGAAGGCCCGGGGGGAAGTGGGCGAAGAGCCAAAGCAACCATTGGGATCTCCAGGGGAAGACGTTCAGTTACGACAGCCCTCCGGTCACGGACCCCGTGACGGGCGTCACGAACGCCCCAGGCCAGGATTATAACTGCCGCTGTACGGCCTCGCCGGATCTCTCCCACGTCTTCGGAGAAGAGCCGTGGGACGGTCGCTCGGAGACCTCGCAGGAGACCCCCGAGGCGCCCGCGCCGACCACATTCGGCGGCGTACCTCGCGCGGAGATCCCGCACGACCCGATCGCCCACGAGACCCACGCGGTATTCGGCGGGCTCGACCTCGGCGCGGTCGAATCGGAAAGCTCTGGAATCGTACGGAATAGTCTGGACGATTCCCCGCCCGTGGTACAGAGTCCGGGCATGTCTACCGCACTGGAGATCGCTGAGGCTGAGGTTCGCGCCGCGGACGCCGCCCGCGCTGCACTTCCCCGCAACCCCCCCGACCGCACCCGCGCGGGGAAGGCGGCGCACAAGGCGCTGCACGACGCGGCGTGGGCCCGCCAGGAGGCCGCGTACGCCGCGCGAGACGCCGCGCGAGCGGCCGTCGAGAGCGCCCCTGTGGCGCCCGTCCTGGCGGCGGACGGGGCCATGACCCGTGTCCAGGCGGCGGCGCGGGTGGAGGCTGCTTTCGAGGGCTCTGAGATCACGCCGCGGGTGTGGACCGCGCCGGGCGGCGGGCCCGTGCGGGTGTACTTCACGGACGCCCGGGGCCGGAGTCTGGGGTTCGTCCAGCTCGGGCCGGGGGGTGTCGAGCGGAACGCCGTGGAGCGACTGGGGGTCCAGATCGAGCGCGGACTCGAGACGGCTCTCCGCGGCGCTCAGATCACGGACGAGACGGTGCTCTCGGGCCGCGCCCTTTCGGCGGCCGCGGAGATCGAGGAAGAGAACGAACTCGCGGGCCTCCCGCCGGACGCCCACCGTGGCGGGCTCTCGCCGGATCGTGCGGGTGACGAATGAGCCCCCGCACTGTGCTCGTGTACGAGGTGATCTACGATGGTCCCGGCGCGGGCGCCGCGGGGGACGGGACGCATATCTACCGCTCGCGGAAGCGGGCGCACGCGGAGGACTTCGCCCGGGGGAAGACCGCGTGGGGACGGCCCACGGAGGTGCACGAGGCGAAGGTGTCCTCGGCGCTCGCGCGGCGGTGGGGCCTGTAGCCCCTTCCTGAATCCCCGGCCCGGGTGGTGTACACTCGGGCGCATGCATCCCCCCCTCCCCGAGATCGCCCGCGCTGATTCCGCCGCCCCCTCGGACGTCTACCGCGTGGTGCGCGGGGACTCGATTGAGCCCTCCAAGATCCGCCGTACGCCCTGGGGTGGTGCGGTGATTCCGGCGTGCCTCGGTCGCCCGGGGGTGCTGATCTACCAGGACGCGGACGGCTCGACCGTGCGGGAGTGGCGCCCGTCGTCGGAGGTGCTCGACCCCGCGGCGCTGGCCCAGCTCTCCGACGCGCCGGTCACGCGCGAGCACCCCGCGGCGGGCCTCGTGACGCCCGAGAACGTGGGCGCGGAGCGTCGGGGGAATGTGAGCGCGGGGACCGTCCGCGTCGAAGGTGGGTTGCCGTGGGCAGACCTCGCGATCGACCCGGGTCCGCTCCTCGAGGACATCCTCGCGGGGCGGAAGACGGGCCTTTCCCTGGGGTACGTGTGTCGTCTCGACGCGACGCCGGGAATCGTCCCCGCGGGAGAACTCGACGCGGGCCAGAGCTACGACCGGCGCCAGGTGGGGCCGACGAAGAACAACCACGTCGCGGTGGTCGCGAATCCTCGCGCGGGCGCGGTGGCTTCCCTCCGTCTGGACAGTGCCGGGAATGTCTGTACACTCCCGGTGGAATCCACCATCTCGGAGAGCGCGCGCATGGACCCTATCGTCATCGACGGCATCACGTACCCCCGCACGACTCCCGCGGAGATCGCGGCGGCGTTCGCCGCTCTCGCGCGCGTGGCCGAGAAGGTCCGCACGGACAGCGCGACCGTCACGGCTGAGACGGCCACCCTCCGGGCGAAGCTCGCCACGGCCGAGAAGACCATCGCGGAGCACGCGGCGCGCTTCGACGCGGACGTGGCCGGGATGGTCGCGGAGCTCGTGAAGGCCACCCTCGCGGCGAAGCGCGTCCTCGGCGCGGACTACGACGCGGCCGGCAAGGGCCTCGCGGAGATCCAGGCGGACGTCTTGGGGAAGGCGTACCCCAAGATGGACCTCAAGGGGCGCTCGCCCGAGGTGCTCTCCGCGCTCATGGAGGCGTGTGAGGGCGGCGCCGGGGAGCCCGATGGCGACGAGACGGAGATCGCCGCGGACGCGGTGGACGTGGGTGACGCGGTGGACGTGACCGAGGAGCCCGGCGCGCTCGCCATGGGGACCGACGCCATGCCTGCGAAGCCGGTGAGCACTGCCCCCGGGGGACCCCCCGCGGTCAAGACGGACTCGACCGGACGCAACGGCCTCGGGAACCTCCAGGCGGCGAGGCTGAACGGCGGCGGGCGCGTCACCCGGACGGACGCGCTCACGAGCGAGCGGGACGCGATGATCGCGCGGGACCGCCAGCGCGGCCTGGAGCCGCTCCCGAGCGCGCGGTAGGACGACGGCAGACGTAGACACCACGGAGCTCCGGCACCGGAAGGATTCAGACCATGGGTTTCGCAGACATCGCCTCGTCCCCCACGCTCTCCTACACGATCCCCCTCCAGGGGTTGCCTGGGGACGTCACGGAGACCCCCGAACCGATCATCGACGCCGCGGTGTGCGACGACAGCACGGGCCTCGTCGCGGGCCGGTTCGTCGTCACGACCGCGTTCCAGACGGGAGGGACCGGGAGGACCATTCCCAGGAAGGTGAAGCGCCCGGTCTCGGACGCCTACAAGCTCGCGGGCGTGGTCCGCAGGGTGCTGGGCTTTCCCCAGGACTTCGGCAACACCACGGACGTGGGGTACCGGGAGACGGCCTCCATCGTCCGCAAGGGGCGGCTGTGGATCCTCTGTGAGAGCACCTTCGCGGACCCGACCGCGTGCGCGGACCTGTGGTTCGTGCGGTTCACGGCCTCCGTCTCGGCGCCCACGCGCAACGTGCTCGGGATCTTGAGGTATGGGGACGCCGACCCGACGGGCGTCGCCAGCGCGGACACCTGCTTCCAGGTCCCCGCGGGCATGATCCGCCCGATCCAGGCGTGTGCGGGCGTGGCCGCGGGCGTCGCGGGCCTGTTCGAGATCGACCTCTGCAACAACGTCCTCACGGCGTAGGCTTCCGACACCGGGGCCTCAGAGCTCCGTGGAGATTCAGACCATGGAATGGACACGAGAAGTTGAGCGGCGCGTCGCGGGCATGGTCCGCGAGATCGCCCGGGACATGCTCCCGCAGGTCTACCCGTCCGCGCGGATCTCGGACATGACCGTCCGCATCGACGCCGGCATCGTGAACTTCATCCAGGAGTTCAGGACCGTGGTGATGAAGCCGTTCCGGGACGAGTACCGGGACCTCATGGCGAAGACCTACATCCCGCCGTCGAACATGGGCGTGCGGACGATGGACGAGCAATGGGCGGCGCGCATGCTCAGCGTCGTCGGTGAGGGCAAGTGGGGCGCGTCCGGGCAGGCGGGCGACGCGCCCGACGTGCGGATCAGCGGGCAGGCGTTCGGCGGCGTGGTAGGGACCATGTTCGCCACCCCGAGCTGGGACCACTTCGACGTGCTCCGCTCCGTGCTCGGGGAGATCAACATCCCGACCGAGACGATGCAGGCCGGGAAGTACGTCCTCGAGACCGGCGTGGACGACTGTCTCTCGCTGGGGGTCTCGTCCCTCGGGATCTACGGGTTCCTCGCGCACCCCTCCGTGGACGTGGTGCCCCTCGCCACCGGGAGCTGGAACACCCACACGTTCTCCGAGGTGATCGCGGACATCGTGGCGTGGATCTACACCGTCCGCGCGCGATCGAACTACGTGGAGGCGTCGCGCCCGGACACGCTCCTGCTTCCGCCGGGGCTCTTCGGTACCCTCGTGGGCAACGTGAGTTCGTACACGGGCATCAACCCGTTGACCGTGCTCCGCGCCACGATGAAGGAACACGGCGTCACGGCGATCGAGGAATGGTCGCGGCTCACGACCGCGGGCTCCGGCGGGGTCAATCGGGTGGTGCTGTACCGGCGCAACCCGGACAGCGTGCAGCGCATCGAGCCGCTCCCGTTCTATCAGATCGCGCCGCAGATGCGCGACTGGTCCATCCGCGTGCCCTCCATGACCCGCTGCGGCGGTGTGGTCGTGATCAAGCCCAAGTCCATCGCCTACGCGGACAACGCCCACAGCTAACCAGCGGCGCGGCAACACCACGGAGCTCCGGCCCCGTAGACCCTCGCAGGAGATCCGATCATGGAGAAGACCACCCTCTCGAAGAACGCCCCGCACGGGCTTCACCTCCCGTACCAGGAGAACACCGGGGAGGCGTCCCCCGGTGTGGACCTCCGGCCGGGGGACTCTGCGGACGTGGCCGTCGAGCACCTCCAGGAAGGCGCGCGGAGCGAGCTCGCGCGCATGGAGAAGCTCGGCCTCGTGGCGTTCGGCGGCGCCACGCCCACGTACGTCACGCCCGAGACGGCCTCCGCGAAGCAGACCTCCCCCGCGGCGTCCGCGGAGATCGCGGACCTCAAGGCCCAGCTCGCGGAGCTCAAGGCCCTCATCCTCGCGGGCTCCGCGGCGCCCGTTCCGCCGCCGCTCCCCGACGCCAAGCCCTCCAAGCCCGGCAAGTAGCCTCCCGCGTGGTATGCTGGCCGCGTGGCCCGTCCCGCGCTGTTCACCCTCACTGAATTCCGCACCCGGTTCCCGGCGTTCGCCAACGCGACCGATCCGCTCGTGGATGCCGTGATCCTGGAAGCCGCGGGCGAGCTCGACCCGGCGACCTGGACGGACACGGAGCTACTGCGCCAGGGGCAGATGTACAGGGCCGCGGACATCCTCGCGAGTGAGCCCTACGCCCGGGATATGCGGCTCAACCCGGTAGCGCAGGGAGGCAAGGCGCCGGCTGGTCAAACGTCCCTGTACCGCGGCCGTTTCGAGAGCCTCCGCGAGTCGATGGCGGGCGGCGGAATCAACGCGGGTTCGTGCGGGAGCGACGGGTAGTATGGGCGCGCGGGCCATTGACCAGAACCCCAACGCGATCCGGGCGAAGATCGCCGCGCTCCACGAAAATCTCCGCGTGACCGTGGGCATTCAGGGCCCCCAGGTAGGGCAAGCAGACTCCCGCGGGACGACCATCGGAGACCTCGCAGCGATTCACGAATTCGGGGACTCTCGAGGGCGGATCCCCGTCCGGTCGTGGTTGCGCGGGTGGTTCGATGCGCGCCAGGCCGCGACGCTGGCCGCGATCCGCAAGGGCTACGAACAGGTGCTCGCGGGGAAGATCACGGTGCGCCAGCTCGCGGACGCGATCGGGGTCCGCGCGGTGGCCGAGATCCAGACGCGATGGGTGCAGCGAGGCACGTTCGTGGAGAACGCCCCGAGCACGATCGCGAGGAAGGGGAGCTCCATGCCCCTCATCGACACGGGCGTGTTGAGGGCCGCAGTGACCTTCGTGGTGCATCCGAGCGCCGGGAAGCCCTCCGGCGGGGTGTCCGGGTGAGCCGCTGGACGGACGCCCTGGCCGCGCTCCTGGGGGCCGTGCAGACGGCCTCGGGGCTCCCCGCGGGGTCCGTGCTGTGGGACGGCTCCGCGCCCTCGGGGGCCTACCGCGCGGAGCCCCGCGTGGACCTCACGGTGATCTCCGTGGTCGAGACGGGCCTCCCCTTCGCCACGGAGGCTTACGACGCCGACTCGGGCACGATGGTGACTACCTCGTGGGGTCTCCGGCGTGTGACCGTCCAGGTGAAGATCACGAGCGACCGCGCGAGCGAGAGCACGGCGCCCGTGTCGGAGATCGCCGCGCGAATCGGGCGGCGCCTGCGGCTCGGGCTCGACGTGAAGGCCGCGCTCAAGGCCGCAGGGCTCTCCCTGGAGACCACGGGGGGGACCTCGGACCTCTCGGGCCTCGCGTGGGACGCGCGGGACTACCTCTGCCAGAGCACGGATTTCGTGTTTTTGTTCGTGGACGAGGAGACGGACCCCACCGCCGGCGACCCGGGGCACTTCACGACGGTCCACGTCACGGGTACACTCACGTCCCCGTCCGCCACGATCGCAGAGGTTGTCGGCCCCGCGCCGATTCCGTAGGAGCACGACCATGAGCAATTGGAGTCCCCCCGCAATCGGCGCCGTCCTCACCCTCACGGTCCCCACGGGCCGGAGCGTGATCCGCACCCTCTCCACGGGCATCGACCCCGCGGGGACCGTCGTCACCCGCGAGTCCGTGTACACCGTCGTCCGCGACGCGACGAAAACGGACGCCAGCGGTTCCGGCACGGACACGGAGACCGCCCCCGCGGGCAACGGCGAGACTTCCGGGTCGATCCCGGGCGCGAGCTACACCCCCGCGTGGGGCGTCACGCCGACCACGAGCGCCACGGCCCTCATCCTCACCGCCACGCCGACCACGGCCGGGTGGGTGTGGCAGCATCAATACGAGATCGACGTCCAGTAGCGCCCCCGTAGCGGTCCCGGTCTGGGTGGTGTATCCTCCGGCCCATGGGCGTCCCCGATCCCGTCACGTCGACCATTACGAGCACCTCCGCGACCGTGACCCGCGCCGGGTTCGGCGTGCTGGCCCTGATCTCGTTCCACGCGCACTTCACGGACGCCTACCGGACGTACTTGAGCCTCACGGAGCTCACGGATGACGGTTTCACGGCGGCGGATCCGGCCTACGGGATGGCGGCGGCGCTGTTCTCGCAGGATCCCGCGCCGAAGAGCGTCATCGTGTCGGGCCCCGTCGCCACACATACGTGGGCGTACAGCCTCACGGTCCCGGCCGTGACCGGCGCGGACAAGATCTACCTGGACGTGGTGCATGGCGCGGGCGTCGTGACCCGCGTGAGCATCACCGGCACCGGCACGGCGGCGACGGACGCGGGGACGCTCGCGACCGCGATCCACGCGGCCGTCGCGGCGATCACGAGCACTCAGGTGGGCGTCACGCCCGTGGTCACGAACGTCGCCAGCACGGGGGTGTTTTTCTACTTCAAGAACCTCTCTCCGGGCCTCACGGTCCTGGCGAATGGTGGCTCTCCTGCGGGGGGCTACGGCGCCGCGATCACGGCCCTCCGCGCGGCGGGCGCGGACTTCTACGCGGTGGCGATCGAATCCAGCGTGACCGCGGACATCGAAGACGCGGCGGCGGTCGTCCAGGCGATCGGGGAGACGTGCATCTTCTTCGCCCGCACGCAGGACTCCATCGAGAAGGCCACGGGAACGGCGATCCTGGGACCGGCGCTCAAGGCGCTGGCCTACACGCAGGTGTTTACGTTCTACTCCCCGGACGGCGGGCCTTCGGAGTGTGCCTGGGCGGGCACCATCCTCCCGTACAGCCCCGACAACAGCCTGATTCCGACGTGGGCGTATCGGAAGCCGATCGGCGCGGCCTCGTACGTGCTCACCACGACGGAGGCGAACTACCTGATCTCGCAGAATATCACGGTGTACACCGTGATCCACGGCACGGCCGTCACGACGTGGGGGCAGGCCAGCGGGGGCCAGTTCGGTGACATCACGCTGGCGAAGGCGTGGTTGAATGCGCGCATCGCGGAGGCCGTTTACGGGCAGCTCGTGGACCGCCCGCGGCTCCCGTACACGAAGGCCGGTATCCAGATCCTCGGGGATGCCGTGTACGGGGTGCTCATGCACGCCGCGAACCCCGCGTATGCCATCCTGGACAATGACCCGCTCCCGACCATCACGCTCCCCCTCGTCTCCGACGTGACCTCGGGCGAGCGCGCCGCGCGGACCCTCGGGGGCGGCGGCATCCGGTGGAGCGCCCGCTTCGGCGGCGCGATCCACAAGGTGGAGATCACCGGCACCGTGACGTTCTAGGTCTGATAGGAGTCCATTCGATATGACCGCGCTTCCTCTCGCGACCTGGGATTGCACCACAACGACCGTGACCTTCGGGGGCCTGGAGATCCAGGGCTTCGGGGATGGTGATTTCATCACGATTACCCCCCCGGACGCGACCTACAAGAGCATGGTGGGTGGTGACGGGTCCACCGTGGTGAGCGTGGACCCCTCGCGCGTCCACGTCGCGAAGCTCTTGCTCTTGCGCACGAGCTCCGTGAACTTCCTCCTGGGGGGTCTCTTCGCGACGCAGCGCGCGAACGCCGCGACGGGAAGCCCGATCGCCACGCCGTTCACCTGCCGCGACAACGTGTCGGGCGAGGTGTTCCGCGGCGCGGAGGCGTGGCTCACGAAGAGCCCGGAGCGGAAATGGGCGAAGGAAGCCGGGACCGTGGAGTGGACCGTGGAGTTCATCGCGGACGAGAGCCCGGACGCCTGATATGGCCCTCCGACAGATCACGATCGACCTGGGGGTATGGACCTCGGGGAAGAACGCCGGGAAGCCGATCCGCGTCCAGCTCACCGCCCTCCCGGTGAAGGATGCGCGCCCGCTCCTGGCGCGGCTCATCGCCCGCGCGCCAAGCACCCTCCCGGCGACCGCGGCGCTCCCCCCCGGGCTCTCGGCCGACGAGAGGAAGGCGGCGGCTGGAGAGGCGCTTTTCGGCGCGGGCCTCGCGTACGCGATCCAGACCACGCAGGCCCTCGCGGGCGAGCTCGACGCGCTCTGCGCCGTGTTCGGGCCGTGCTCGCTCGTGGTGGACACGGCGCAGACCCTTTCGTCCGAGAATGTCCAAGACGAGCTCTTCGGGGGGCATCTGGACTTGATGTTGGTGTGGCTGGCCGAGTGCCTCACGCTGAACTTCGGCTCCCTGGGGGGCCTCCTGCCCCCAAAAGCCGGGGAGTTTCTCACCGCCGCGAAGGCGGTCTGGACGGGCGCGAATACCGCGTCGTGACCTTCCCGCCCGGGGTGGATTGGTTCGTGCTGCGTCCCGTGGTCTCGGGTAAGTTTCACGCCTCGCGGGACGACGTGACCGACCGTTGGGACCTCGCGCAGCTCTACGAGGCGCACGCGGTTCTGGACGCGCTCGAGGAGTGACGTGGAGGCACCATCCGCCCGGCGTAGACGCGCTCGAGGAGTAGGCCGGCGCTGGCCGTGGTAGGGTAGGGCCGTGGCGATCCGAGAGCTCATCGCGGAATTCTTCACCCGCGCGGACACGAAGCCGCTCGAGCGTGCGGACGGCTTCATGGACCGCCTCAAGGGGAAGACTCCCCCCGTGGGCGCCGCGGTCGATGGCCTCGTCGGGAAGATCCAGGCGCTCGGGACGCTCTTCGCGGGCTCCGCGCTCGTGGGCGCGGTGGTGTCCTTCACGGAGGCTTTCGTCTCTCAGGCGGACGCCCTCCGTGTGAGCGCGGGCGCGATCGGGGTCACGACGGACGCCTATCAGGCGCTCTCCCTGGCCTTCGACGGGAGCGAGCGTCTCGGCCGTGCGCTCGAGCGTCTCCAGCTCGCGACCACGGCGGCGGCTTCGGGGACGGGCGCCGCGGGCGCCGCATTCCACACCCTGGGGGTCCGCGCGAAAGACGCCCACGGCCAGATCCGGCCCATGGGCGAGGTGCTCCCCGAGGTGATGGACGGATTCCAGCGGATCGCGGATCCCGTCCGCCGGGCCGCGCTCGCGCATCAACTCTTCGGCCGCGCGTCCGGGGAGCTCCTGCCGTTCCTCTCCCAGGGCCGCGCGGGCCTCGCGGCGGCGCGCGCCGAGTTGGAGCGCCTGGGGGGCGGGGTCTCGGCGCGGGCGATCGAAGCGGCGCGGAACCTCGGCGACGAGCAACTACGGCTCAACGTCGCAACGGATTCGCTTAAGAGCACCCTCGCGGAACAACTTCTTCCCACACTCACCCGCGGTGTCGGGAAGATGATTGACCTCATGGCGGGAGTCCGCCGATTGCTCGCGGGCTCGAATGCCCTCAAGCACGGTCTTGAGCTCCTCAAGGTGGTGCTCGCGGGTGTCGCGATCGAAATGGCGATTGCGAACCTCCCGCTGATTGCGGCCGTGGCGGGCTTCGCGGCGCTGGCCCTCGCCTATGACGATTTCCGCACCATGATGGAGGGCGGGAATTCGGTCATCGGTCGCGCGATTGATTCGCTGTTCGGCGCGGGCCACAGCACGGCGCTTGTGCAGCGGCTCCACGACCTGTGGGCGGATACGCTGTATCTCATGCGACAGGTGCGGGAGTTCGCGAACACCGCGCAACCCACGGCGGGGGGGAGTGTGACGCCGATTCAGGCCGGGGCGCAGGGCGCGAGGAATGTCGCGGGACTCGTCCAGGGGGGAGAGGGCCGACAGCACGCGCTCGCGCAGGAGACCGCCTCCGCGCGGGGGGTGCTCGCGACCTGGGGGGATTGGATCCGGCACCCCTCCCATATCCTCCACCCGTCCATGGCGCTCGCGCAGGGGGCTGCGAGCGTGGTCCCGCGCCCGGGGGGCTCGACGTCGAGCACCACGAACGCCCCCACCGCGGTCCACCTGGCGCCCACGACGGTCAATGTCACGGTCCCCCCGGGCACGGACGCCACGACCGCGGCGCGCGCCGGGCGGGCCGTCGCGGAGGCGATGGACGCGCACACGGATCAACAGGTGAGGGCGCTGCAAGGCGCGCTCATTCAGCGCACCACGGGGGGCACGCCGTAATGCCTTCGATCTTCTACGGCTTCCCCGAAATCAACCTCTTCCCCGGCACCGTGCTCGAGGTGACGCCGGAGGGCTCCTCCGAGCTCTCCCCGCACCCGGTAGAGGACGGGGAGACCATCACGGATCACGTCACCGTGAAGCCCCCCACGATCAATGTGAAACTCCACGTCGGGCCGGTGGTACTCTCCGGCCCCGTGGGCAACGTAGAGGAAGCGTTCGCGCTCCTGCGGCAGATTCAGAATCAGCGGACGCTCTGCACGATCCAGAGCGACGTGGCGTCTTTCGACAGCTATGCGCTCACGCGATGGAGCGCCCCGAGGACGCGCGAGGAAGGCTCCTCGCTCGTGCTCGACCTGGAATTCGCGCTCGTGAGGATCGTGTCGACACAGACCACGGCGGCACCCACGATCGCCCCGACGCACCGCCGCGTGCAGCAGGGCGCGTCGAGCACGGACGCCGCCACGAGCGCCCAGCGCGCGGGCTCCACGTCCATCCTGGCCGGGCTCCTGGGGGGTGCGTGATGGGTACCTTTCCGCCGTACGTCGGGCGACGGCTCACGAACACCGTCCAGGTTCCGCTCCCGCAGGGCGTCCCGTACTTCGATCAACGGGTGTACCTGGACGGCCACGAGCTCGTGTTTTCATTCTCGTGGAGCGCGCGCACGGGCCGGTGGTGGCTCGACGTGCTGGCGGCGAACGGCGCCGCCATCGTGAGAGACATTAAACTCGTCCCGGGCTTCCCCCTGTGGTCGAAGGTGCAGGACATCCGGCTCCCCCTTGGGGATCTCCTCGTGATGGGGGAGGCGCCCACGCTTTCGACGCTCGGGCTTGACTCGGCCGCGCTCCTCTACCTGTCCTATGCGGTCGGGCCGTAGAAAAAGTCTGGAATCGTCCAGTCGGAAGCTGCGCGTGTCTGGCGCGCGTGGTAGGGCTTCCTCGTGTACGAGATTCGCCCCACAACCCTCGCGGAGTGCAAGCACCTATTTGAGCAATTCCACGCATACAAGGGCGCGGGGAAGGTGGCGACCTACGCCCTGGCGTGCGTCGAGAATGGGAGGATTCTCGCGGCGTTTACGTGGAAACCCCCGCCCCCCGGCGTCGGGGAAGCGGTGTGCCCCGAGGCCCCGCAGGGGGTACTTGCGCTCTCCCGGATGGTCGCGATTCCCCGCGAGGAGCGCGACTGGCACGTCTCCAGGCCCCTGCGGCACATCATGCGCTGGAGGATTGACCGGACCCGCTGGCCGGTGCTCGTGACCTACGCGGACGCCGCCGCAGGGCACACGGGGCACGTCTACAGGTGCTCCGGGTGGCAGGCCACGCACACGGCCACGGTTCCCGTGTACCTGAACGCGGCGGGGGAGAGGGCGTCCAGGTACAGGAACGGACGGATCAACACGGAGGGCCTCACGCGGAACGGCTCCACGGAGATCACCCGCTGGGAGCACTGGACATGTCCGCGGGGGACCGCCGCGGAGTGGATGGCCGTCAACGGCTGGCGGCGGGAGACTCGTCCGGGCGTGTGGCGCAGCGGGAATCCGCGCGGGGCGTGGGTGCGCGTGGTATCCTCCGCTCCGTGACCGTCCTCTGGCTCCGCTCGTGGCGCGTCCGTGTCGAGTCCATCGACATCGTAGGGACGTTCTCCGAAGGTGATCAATCCCCGCCCGCGGCGCTCGATTGTGCTTTCGAGGTGACGCGCACCATTCAGGCCACGCCCAACAAAGCAAAGTTGACCGTCTACAACCTGAACGCGGTCCACCGCGGCACGCTCACGCGACTCTCCGCGGCCCACGCCGGTATCCCCGTCGAGATTTACGCGGGCTATGGTTCTGGTACGCCCCCCGTGATCTTCCGCGGGGACCTGCGGAGCTACAAGGAACACCGGGACGCGGCCGGCACGTACGTGTCATCCATTGAGGGCAGCGATGGCGGAAGGGCTTTGCTCGTGTCTCGCGTCAATCGGGCTTACCCTCCTGGCACTCGGATTGATCGCGTTCTATTGGATCTCGCGGAGGCCCTCGGGATTGGCCCCGGGAATGCTCAAGAGCTTTCCGGCGCGGCCTACGGGGACCGCGCGACCTTCCCCGATGGCGTCACGGTCTCCGGTAGCGCGTCCGTCGAGCTCGGGCGATTACTCCGCGGCGCCGGATTCTCGTACTCCATTCAAAACGGCGCCCTCCAGGTGCTCCGCTTCGGGGAAGCGGTCCAGGCTACGGCGCTTGTCCTGAGCCCGTCCAGCGGGCTCCTGGAGGCGGCGCCAGGGGCGAATCGGAGTGTCGATGCGCGGTGTCTCCTCGTGCCTGACCTGTACCCCGGGAGGTTCGTGCGGATCGACGGCGCGGAGGTACACGGATTCTTCCGCGTCCGCGCGGCGCGGTGGAAGGGCGACACGAGCGGCGGGGGTCCGTGGGAGATTTCCGCGAATTGCACTCCGCTGCATACGAGTACACCCTAGCCCCATGGACCTCGAGCTCGAGGACGTGCTCCAACAGGTGCTCGACTCGCGTCTGGCAGACCTGCACACGTCCATGCCGGGCCTCGTGGTCGCGTTTCACGGCTCGACCACGCCCCCGACCGCGGACGTCCGTCCCGTGCTCCGGCGGGCGCTCCCGGACCTGGAGGGCGCGACGCAATTCGAGGAGCTCCCGGTCATCCCCGCGGTCCCGGTGGACTACCCCTGTGGACTCGGCGGGACGGTCGCGATCGTGTGGCCGCTCTCCCCGGGGGACACCGTCCAGCTCCACTTTCCCGAACGGGACACGGCCGAATGGATGGCCTCGGGGGTGGTGGAGAGCCCGCGCGAGGAGCGCATGCACACGCTCTCCTCGGCGCGCTGCTACCCCGCGGGGGGGCACCACGGACAGCCGCTCCCCGGGGGCGTCCCCGCGGGCCAGCTCACGATCACGGCGCCCTTGCTGGCCCTGGGGGGCTCCGGCGCTACGGATTTCGTGGTGCTCGCTGGGGCGCTCAAGACGGCCCTTCAAAATCTCCTCACGGCCTGGACCGTCGTCCCGAATGACGGCGGCGCGGCGCTCAAGGTTGCCATGACCGCGATGCTCGCGGGGTGGCCCGCCCCGATCCAGGCCATGCAGGTGAAGGCCCTGTAATTCGGCTGCGCGGACGAATTCGTACGGAATCGTCTGGACTATTCCTGACGGGCGCGGTAGGTATCGAGCACCGCACGGCGATGGACGCCACCGCGGCAGAGAGATCAGATCACCATGGCCGTCGAGCTCGTCGTTTCCGGGTCTACTTTCGAGGCGGGCAAGGACTACATCGCGGCCATCACGGGGACGGACGCGAAATTTGGCCTCGCGCGGGAGTTCTGCGCGGCCCCGAAGGTAGGGAGCAAAAGTGGGCGCACGTGGACGCGCACCTACCGGGCGACCGTGTCTGGGCTCTACGAGCTCTCCAGCACGGGGAAAAAGGCCGCGGAGCGGGCCTACTGCGCGGTGGTCCCTGGACCGGACGGAGCTCTCGTCCGGGTCGTCATCGCGCTCACCACGCTCGAGGAGATCCTGGCCTCTGGTCGACCCGTGACGGACCTCCGGCCGGTGCCCTCCGTGTCGAGCCCCGGCCGGTACACGATCCGCCGCGCGGATCAGTCGATCCGCTGGGCGTAGGCTTCCCGCCCTCTAGCTCGGGAAAGTTTGGAATCATCCAGAATGTTCTGGACTCTTCCAGAGACGTACGATAGGCTCCGAGCACTCCCGACACGACATAGGTTGCCGTCAATCGCGGAGCATCCTGGAGCCCACCATGAGTCTCTTGAGTCTGTACCGTGCAGCCCTCACCTCCGCTGAGACTTACCGCGCCGCATGGCCCGCGGTGGAAACCGCGCGGGCCGCGGGCACCGCCCGTTCGATCCTGAGTGGGGGCACCGACGAGACGGACGACGAGGATCGACGTCTCGTCGCGGCCTATTATGTGGCCATGCGGGACCTGGAGACCGCGAACGACGCGCTTTGCGCGGCCATCGCTGGCGCCGAATGGGGCGCGCAGGCGGATGGCACGTTCATCACGATCACGAGCACCACGGTCGCCAGCGGGCGGTATGCCCGTGTACTGCACGCGCCCGCGAAGGGAGGGCCGCTTGCGGTCGTGACGGATCGCGAGCGCTGGAACACGGGGTGCTATCTCGCGTCGCTGAACACCCCCGCGAAGGCGCGGGAGATCCGCGAAGCAGAGCGCGCCCGCAATCGAGAGGCTGGGGCTGCGTACCTCTCGCGGCGTGCGCAGGTGATCGGCGCGATCCGACGCGGGCTGCGACCCGCGTACACGCCGGGCCAACAGGGAGGCTACTTCGCGGCGCCGGACGGGTCGTGTGTCTCGGCGCCGGGCGTCGCCAGGGCGCTCGGATGCACGCTGGAGGATCTCCTGGGGGCGCTTGACGGAGCGCCGGAACGGCTGGCCGCGCTTCTGTAGTCCCTCCACCTCTCTCGACGGCCCCGGGTGGTGTACACTCGGGGCCATGCCCGCGCTCCCGACGCCCGATGGAATGGACCTCGCGATTGACGCCGCGACCGACGATCTCGTGATCGTGGACGGCGCGGACGCGGCGCTTACTACGGGCCTCCCGGCGCTGGCACAGGAGACCGCCGCGCGGTTCACCCTGTGGGTGGGGGAGTGGTTCCTGAACCCCGTGGAGGGCCTCCCCGTGCTCGAGCGGATCGTGCGCCGGGGTACGCCGTTGAGCGAACTCGCGTTCATCTTCCGCAGCGCCCTCGGGAAGATCCCTGGCGTGTTCGCGGTCGACTCGCTCACCCTCGTGCCGTCGCGCGACAGCACCCGCACGCTCTCCGTGCAGTTCACCGCGCGGAGCTCCCGCGGGCCGTTCACGTCCGTGAATTTCCCCCCGTTCGTGGTCGCGCTATAGTCGGGCCGTGCCGCCCCCGTACCTCACCGCCGCCGGGCTCTCCGTCGAGACCACTGAGACGATCCTCGCGGAGATCGAGACCGCGGAGCGCGCCGGAATCGGGCCGGGCCTGTCCCTGTCGTCCGCGTCCCTACTCGGCCAGATCAACGGCATCTTCGCGGACGCGCAAAGCCAACTGTGGGAGGCGATGCGCGCGGTCTACACACAATTCGACCCGGACACCGCGGAGGGCACCGGGCTCGATACCGTGTGCGCCATGACGGGCACGTATCGCCAGGCCGCGACGCCCACGATCTGTCAATGTGCGTGCGTGTTCTCGGGGGGCTTCGCGGGCGCCACGCCCCGCACGCTCTTCGCGTATGTGGCGACGGACGCGACGAGGCTGTTCACGAATTCCGGCGCGATCCCCGCGGGGGCGAGCTCGACTACGTACCAATTCGAGGCCGTAGCGACCGGCCCCACGGTCGCGCCCGCGGGCACCCTCACGGCGCGCAGCTCGCCCCCCACGGGCTGGACGTCCATCACGAACGCCGCGGACGCCTACCCGCTCGGGCGCGACGTCGAGACCGACGCGGCGCTCCGACTCCGGCGCGCGGAGGACCTCGCCGCGGACGGACTCGCGACGTGGCCGGCGCTCGTGGCGTTGGTCCGTGGGCACCTGAATTCGTTCGGCGTCTCGGACGTGACGGCGTGCGCCGTGCTCGTGAACGACACGGACGTGACCGACGCGAACGGCCTCCCCCCGCACTCGTTTGAGGTAGTCCTCGCGGGCGGGATCTCCGACCTGGACATCGCCACGCTCATCCTGGATTCGGGCGCCGCGGGGATCTACCCCGGGGGCACCCACGCCCCCTACACGATCTATGATGACCTCGGGAGCCCGCACGTCATTCGCTGGACGGTGATGGCCGCAACGCGCGTTTACGTCACGGTCCACGTCACCACGGACAGCGCCTATGGGGGCGACGCGAACCTCAAGACGTACCTCTCCGCGTGGGCCTCGGGTGGTGTCTACGCGGGACAGACCCTCCAGGCGTACTACGGCCCCGGGAAAGACGTCATCGCCTCGCGCATCACGGCCCAGCTCTTCTCCCTCCCGGGCGTCGATGATGTCCCGGCGGTCTACATCGGACTCGCGGCGGCGCCTGCCACGAGCACCACGATTGACATTGACGTGCGGCACTTCGCGTCAATCGGCCTCGTGGCGATCGGTGATATCGTCGTGGTCCACGTATGAGGTACGACGCCGCAGGCCAGCCTACAGGCTACGTCTCCGATTGGATCGCGGTCGGGCTCGACCAGCTCACGACCAAATGGCGGGGAAAGCCGTTGATCGCGGCGCTCCTGGGGGCCTACCTCGGGCGAGTTCAGGACGCGGAGGACGCCCTGTGGGAGCTCTTCACGCTTCGCTTCCTGGACACCGCGGAGGGCGCCCAGCTCGACGTGTGGGGCCGCGTCGTGGGCGAACCGCGGAACGGCACGACGGACGCGCAATACCGCCTCCGGATCGCGCTCCGCGTGCTCGTGAACCGCTCGCGCGGGACGTGGCCGGAGCTCCTGGTTATTGCCCAGCGCGGCGCCCTCCAGGATACGATCACCGCGCGGCAGACCCCCAGCGGTCCCGCCACGGCCATCCTGCAATTCGACTCGTCCATCCCCGCGCCGTCTACGCTGGACCTCGTGTGGGGGTGGCTCTACGCGGCGAAGGCCGCGGGCGTGCGTCTCGTGGTGCTCGCGGCGCCGACCGCGGACGGGCTCCGCTGGGATTCGCACGTCACCCCGGGGGAGTACATGCCCGGGTGGGACTCCCACGTCACCCCCGGCACGGGCGGCGCGTGGTATCGTCGGCGGTAGAGGAGACAGACCATGGCACGACCGACGTGGGCGACAGACGCGAACTACACCTCGGGGCCGGATGTAGGGACTCCGACACGGAACGCGCCCACCGTGGGCGATATGGCAGAGGGTTTCGTGCCCGGCGCGGGCGCAGACCCCACGCTGGTCAACTACCTCCTGGGGTATCTCTTCAACCCCGTGGCGCAGACGCTCTATCCGAGCATCACGGCCGCGACGTTCGATCTCACGGGGATCGCGGCCCTCGGCCCCGCGTGGTGCGTGGGCGTCGCGGGCGGGTGGACGGCGTTTGCTCAGACGATCACGAGCTTCCTCTCCGCGTGGGACCTATACCTCCCCCTCGCGGAGCTCCTCGTCGGAGACGTGATCAGTGGGATCAGGATCCGCACGGAGGTGTGCAACAACGGCGGGGGCGGGCGAGTCAACAACGCCACCGCGTCCCTGATCGAAATGAGGACGGAGGTGGCCCTCGGGGGCGGCGCGATCACCGTCACCACGCTCGGGACGGTGGTGCTCACCGCGGGCGCGGGACCGGCGCTCACGAACCTCGTCGCGGGCGCACCGTGGACCGTCACGCCTGGCAGAGCCTACTACCTCGTGTTCACGAGCGGCAACGACGGCGCCGGGCCGCACCTCTCGGATACGATTTCGGCAATCGCGGTGGACCTCACCGGAGTCCCCCGATTCTGACGCGCCGCACACTCCTGGGGGCCTTCCTGGCGGGGCTGGCCGTGGCGTGCGGCTCGACGCCCGGACTCGTCCCGCCCACGACCCGGACGCCCCCAGGGCGGCGCGCGCTGGCCCTCGTATGGGACTCCCACGTCACGCCCGGGAGATTCCGGCCGGGGTGGTCGCGCCGCCGGGCTTGAGCGTGGTACGCTCGGGCGCATGAGCGCAGTACCCCACGGGGACGCCACCCCGCTTCCATTCGGCTCCGCACTCCAGGTCCGCAGGATGAACGCGGGAGGCACCGCGGAGGAATTCGCGACGATCTCCACGTCCCCCACGGGCCCGTTCGACCTCACCACGTCGGGCCTGGCCGGGACCATGATCCGGCTCAAAAACACGTCGTACAACAGCTCGTTCTACGTGTTCCTCGAGTTCAACTCCTCGGGGCAACTCCAGATCGGGAACGCCGCGAACCTCACGGTACTCCACGGCGCGGACGTCCAGATCATCACGGATGCCCTGCACTTCTACTTCTCGGGCGCCCACCTGGGGCTGGCGAACGACGTGGAGAGCGACGTGGGCGACGCCACGCACCGCGTCCGCGTGGCCTACGTGCAGACCCTCTCCCTCAAGGGCGCGGGCGCGAACCTCAAGCTCGCGAACACGGACACGAGCGGGACGCCCGGCGACGCCACCGCGAACACCCCCATGGGGACGAGCGCCATCGCGGCCCTGGCGTCCACCGCGAGGATCACGAACAGCCTCGTGAGCGCCACGAGCAACATCCGCGTGCAGCTCGTGGGCGCGGCCTTCGACGCGACCGCGACGGCGTTGATCGTGACGAAGGGCTCCGGTTTCTTCGACGTCACGAGCAACGCCCCGGCGACCGCGACCACGGCCTTTGACTGGACCGTCACGAACGCCGCGTGATGCGCCCGCTCCTCGCCATTCTAGGGCTCCTCGCGGCGTGCGGGCCGGTCTCCCTGGCCCCTCCCCCGGTGGACGTCCCCCAGGACATGCAGCCTCCGTGTGACATCGGGCTGCACGCGCGCATCATCCCCGGTGGCACGTGCCGCGGGGAGTGCGTCGGCGGGTGGGACCGGTGCGGGGCGTCGAGCTGCTCCACGAACATCGACACGGACCCCCACAACTGCGGCGGGTGCGGCCTCGATTGCAGCCCTCGGCGGTGCGTGCTCGGCTCCTGCGCGCCGTAGCTCCCGGCCGCTGGTTTTCCGCGGTTCGTGGGCGTATCCTACGGCCGTGCTCCCGCTCTACCTCGTCGGCTCCATCGACACGACCGCGGTAGGTCTCCTCGGGACCGCCGTGACGGCGCTCTCCGGCCTCACGGCGTACCTCGGGCGGCGGCTCCTGGACTCCCAGGAAAAGCATTCCGCGGAGCTCCTGGCCCTGCACGCCACCCACGCGACCGCGCTCCGCTCCCAGGGTGAGGAGCACGCGAAGGCGATTGCGGGCCTCGTGAACGACCGAATCGCGGAGATCCGCGTATTCAGCGAGCAACGCGCCGCGGTCGCGGAGGGCCTCGGGTCGTTCGAGGAGTTCCGCGCGGCCTTTGAACGGTGGTACGATCTCGAACGCGGGCGCGAATCCACGGCCGCGCGAGAGAGCCCGCCCCCTCCGCGCGAAAGCCCCCACACGCCGCGGAGAGTCCGTTGAACACCCCCGCCCGCACGCCCACCCCTTACGAGACCGCGCGGCGCGCGTCCGCGCAGCTCCGCGAGGACGTCCGCCACGAGACCGGACGCCAGCGCGCCGCTGCCACCCGCACCCAACGCCTCGCGGACGACGCCACGGCGCGCGCCGCGAAACTCCTGGACGCCGCGGGCCTCGGGGATCTGACACCCTCGCCCGTCACGCGCGTGGTGCCGATCACCCGCCCCCCGCTCCGCTCGCGTCCCACGGAGCGGTGGGGGACGGCCTCGGGTGGCGTCGACGACTCGGGGAACGGAGGTGCCGCGTGAGCGCCCCGACGTGGCTCCTCGTGGTGCTCGGCGCCGTGCCCGTAGTGCTCCCGGTACTGCGCCGGGCGTGGGCCAGGGTGGGCCCCGACGTGCGCCGCCGTTGGCCTCGCGCGGGGCATGCTCTGGACGCCCTCGCGGCGATTGCGCCCGACGTCGAGAGGGCGGCTCCGGCGCTCCTGGCCGTCGCCACCGGGAGGCCGTGGGTGCCCACGACAGCCGCAGACATTCCCGCCGTCCACGACCCGCCGCGGGAGACCCTCGCGCCGCCGTCCCCTACCGAAAGGCTCCCGTGATCCGCTACCTCTGGCCCTTGATTCTCTTCCTCGCGGCGTGCTCGACCCCTGCGGGGATCTTCCTGCGCGGTGCCGCGCACCTCTCCTGCGCGGTCTACGATGCGGTCGACCCGATCAAGAATCCCGCCGCCGACCTGCGCGCGGCGGGGCTCGACGGGGACGCCGGCACGGCCGACCGATGACGGCGGAAATCATCGTCGGCGGGATGCTCGTCCCGGTCCCGGGGGGCGACGTCAAGACGTGGCTCTCGGGCGACCGGCGCGTCTCGCGCGTGACCGACGGCAGGCGCCGCGTGCACCCCGTGACGGGCATCGTGCTCCACACGGTCCACGGGCGTCTCGGGCCGCTCATCCCCGGCGCGTGCGGCGCGTCCGAGCGCGCGGAGGTGTACGCCCACTATCAGGCGACCGCGGAGCGGGACGTGTCGTGGCACTTCACGGTCGACGTGGACGGCACCGTAGTGCAGAGCGCGGACCCGGCGACCTGGACGGCGTGGCACGCGGGCCACGTCAATGACCGCACCGTGGGAATCGAGCTCGTCCAGGATGGCGACGGCGTGGCGAACGCCGTGTGCGGGAACCAGCTCGGCGCGCTCGTGGGGTTGCTCGACGTGCTGTGTCCCGCCCTGGACGTGCCGCGCGTGACGCCCGTGCGTGACGGCGCCCCATTTCGCGGGCTCTTCGTGGACGACGTGTGGCGCGGGGTCTACGGACACCGGAACGTCTGGACCACGAAAGATGGCCGGAAGGTCGCGGTGCGTGGCGCGGGGGACCCCGGGGACTACCCCTTCGACGCGCTCCTCGAGGCGCCCGGGTGGTCGGGCGTCGAGATCCTCCCGGGGGAGATCGTGGGAGGCGCGACCACGATCCGTCAGACGCTCATCGACCTCGGGAGCGCGGGGGAGACCTCCAGACTCCTCGCGTCCCTGGGGTACACGGGACCGGACGCCGTGCAGGAGTTCCAGCGCGCGCACCCCCCGCTGGCCGTGGACGGGAGCGCCGGGCCGCGGACGCTCGCGGAGCTCCGGCGCGTCGCGGCGGCAAACGACCGCGTACCCTAGCGCTTCCCGCGCGCCTTCCGGGCCCGCTCGGCGCTCTCCCGGATCATCCGCAGACGGTCCACCGCGTCCAGGCCAGCGGGCGGGACCGACCGCTCTTCACAGTCCTCGTAGTGGTCCGGGTTGTCCATCCCGCACTCCTGGCACCACCCCAGGGCGCCCGTGATCGGCGCGGTCTGGACGAGCTCGACGGGTCCGGTCGGGATCCTCTTCATGGTCACTTGGGTACCTCCGAGGCGTACTTGGCGAGCACCAGATCAATGCCCTCTCGGATGATAACCGCCATCGGGATGCGTGTGCGGTTATGGATCTCTTGGAGAGCTTCAAGTTGCTCCGGCGTGAAGTAGACCGTCGTGGACACCTTCTTTCGGCTCACTTCCTCAGCCTCCCGAGCACGTACAGCCCGATTCCTACCGCGTCCCGCGCGTGATCCGACCCGGCGCGGACGAACAGCAACACCTCGTCACCCGAGAGCGCGGCCTTCGTCCGGGCGTCGCTCACAGCCTTCGGTACGGACCCCTTCCAGGTCCGCGCCGTCACGAATCGGAATTCGGACCCGAGGGCCGTGCAGACGCCAGCGATAGCCTGGACCCCCAGGAGATCACCGGGATTTGAGCCCGCCGTGCCCGGCCGATACTCCATTTCCTCTACGGCCACGAGATCCGCGGGGAAGCCGCCCTCACCCCACGGGACGGCCGCGATCACGCCGCGGAGGATCGCGGCCGTCCGCGTGCTCGTACACCGCGCGTCGGGCGCCGAGACGGTCCCCGCGCGGTAGAGGGTGCCGTCTCGGAAGAGCGCCCACCCCGTAGAGCGCCCCGGGTCGATCGCCAGGAGCGACGTAGGCACGCGAAGGGTGGACGGCGCCACGGACGGCAGAAGGGGCGGGACGACGGAGAGCGGTCGATCGGGGGGGTTCATCGCTGGTAGCCCTCGGGGATGGGGGGCGGGCCGCTCGGGAGCCCCTGGCGCATTCCTTCCGCGACCGTGGCGAGGGTGGTGTGCGCTCGGTTCACGATGTCCATTCCTGTCTCCGGCTTCTTTCCGTGCAGGTACGTGATGCCGTCCGCGGTCTCCTCCAGCTCGTCCTCGTCGTCCGTCTCCGTCGCGCCCTTCCGCGTGAGCCGTGCCACGAGGGCGTCACGGGCGTACTTCACGCGCTTCGTGGCCGCGTCTTTCGCACCTTTCTTCGCGGTCGCGGCATCCGAGACGCGCTTCTCCAGATCCTTCACGAGCTCGATTGCGTCCGTCTTGTCGAGCGCCACGGCCGGGCGGCGCTCGAGGTACGAGATCGCCAGCTCGACGGCCGAGACGCGACCGGAGAGGTAGGGCTCGAGGAGATCCGTCTGGTCCTGCGATGGCACCCCCGCGGCGCGGAGGATCTCCAGACCGATCTCCACGGGGCTCCGGCCGTCGTCCGGGCGAGGGCAGGAGCACGACACCACGACCGGCGCGGGGGTCTCGTACGAGAGGCGCGCGCGATCCGCGAACGACCTGATTTCGCGTTGTGCAGCGTCGCGCTCGGCCATTACGCGGGCCTTGTCTCGGTACTCCTCGTGGAGCAATTCCGACTGCCGCTCGGCCTCCGCTTGCGCGTGGGCGAGATCGGTGCGGAGCCGGGAGACGTGGTTCCGCAGTTCGTTCGCGTCGGGCTCCTCGGGGATGTACGCGCGCTGCGCCAGGAGTTCCTCGATACGCTCTTCCGCCTTCGCCAGCCGCGCGGCCGTATTGCGGTGTTCGCGCTTCTCCATTTCCAGCGCGGGGATGTACTCGGCGCTCACTTCGGGGTCTCCTCGCTCGCCAGCGCAAGCACGAAGAGGAGACAGCACGCGGCGTGTGCGGCGTGGGGGAGCCCGCTCTCCGGGTCCGCCCACTCGCCACGCGCCATGCTCACGACGTGGCGCAGCGTGGCCTTCACGTAGCGGTCTCGCGCGTCCGGGACCACGCGCCAGTTGTCGCGGCTGTACTTCCGGGCGCCGTAGGACAGCACCTCCACGACCGCGCCGAGACCCTCCCACGGGACCAGCGTCCAGTCCGTCTTCCCAGCGTCGTGCTTGACGCCCTCGGGCTTCTCTTCGCTCATCGCGCACCTTGCAGCGTGCGGAACAGATACAGGAACTCCCGCTCTGCGCGCACCCACGGCCAGGGTTCGATCACGTCCACGAGCGGCGCGCACTGGACGCCTTGCGCGAACGTCCACGGAGCGGGCGAGGGTCCGAGGAGATCCCGGGCCTCCGTCATGAGCATGATCTCATCCGCGCGGTGGACGGGATCGCACGAGCACGCCCCGTCCGGGAGACCCGCCCACGTCTCGATTGCAGACATCACGCGACCTTCAATCTCCCGGTATCCCGAGAGCCATCGCTTGAGCGGGCGCGGCACGTCCACGCAATATGCCTCGCTCGCGTCGTGCATGAGCGCCGCGAGGGTCAACACCGTGTCCCCGTTCGTCTCGTCCTGGACCCACCGGGCCGCGCGGACGGAATGCTCCGCGACGCTGTATGGCACGCGACAGTGCCCGGCGAAACGACACTGGAGGGCCAGGGAGTGCGCGATATCCCGCACATCGAAGTCTCCAGGTCTCGGGTCCAGGGGCCAGAACTGCCCGCCCGTATACGTCTGTTGCCAGTCTCCTTTACGCTCCATGACGTGCTCTCTCTTCTTCCGTCCAGTCCCACGGGATCAAGCGCCCGCTCGCGTCGCGCGTATCCTCCGCGCCCTTCGCCCACCTGTGCGCCATGAGCGCGGGACTCGCGTCCACGCTCGGCGCCAGATCGGGGAGCCAATGGCGTCCAGCCTCTACCATGAGCCGCCGACACTCCTCGGAAGCGGCGTGCGCGCGCTCGACGTCCGCGGGCACCTCCAGCGAGAGCGAGTCGTGGCAGAAATTCCACACCCGGCACCCGAAGAGCGGGCTCTCCCGCTCGACGTAGCAGGCGCGCGCCACGCGAAAGCCCGCGTCTTTCGCGAGATCCGCCGCGAGTCCCTGGAAGAAACTGTTGGCCGCGGAGCAATACCCCACTTTGCCGCGGTAGCGCCCGCTCGCGAATTGCTCGATTCGGGCCTCCCCCTCGTCCCCGAGGAGTCCGTTGATCCACTGGAGGTACGGCCCTGCTTCCGGCCACTGCGCGCGCCAGAGCTCTTTCAGATTCGTCGCTTCCTCCAGGGTGAGGATCACGCCGTAGAGCACCCGCGCTTGAACCTGGAGGGTGGACGCACCCATTCCTACCGGGTTCCCGAAGTTGGGGGGCTTCGCGGTCTGCCGCGGACCTTCCTTGAACGCCTGTTTCGCGGCCTTCCCGCGCTCGCCCCGCATGATCGCGTAGGCTTCCTCCGTCGAGATTCCCGCAATCGCGGCGCCAAGCTCCGTATGGGGGTCACGCCCGGCGTTCACGATCTCTGCCATGCGGGAGAACCCGAGGGCCCACAGGCAGACCTGCGCCCACGTACGGAGCTCGATACCGGAGTAATCGACCTCCAGGAACCACGTACCGGCGCGCGGCACAAAACACTCCCGCACGCCCGGCGCGGTCGGCGGGTTCTGGAGTTGGAAGCCGTACGCGGAGGGCAACTCACCCGGCTTCGTGTCTCCTTGACTGCACGACGTCCGGCCGGTCTCCACGAGCGTATCAAACCGCGGCTGAATCGGCGTCGAGTAGCCACGGCGCAGACGCTCGACCCGGGACAGGAGCGTCCCGATCGACGCGAACTCTTGCAGCTTGATGAGCGTCGCGTCGCCCGTCTGGAGGATGGAGTCCTCGTCCAGACCGATCTCCCCTTTCTTCGTCCGGGTCGGCTCGACCCCCAACTCCGCGCAGACGCGCTCCATCCACGCCCGCGCGGCTTTGATATCCCGCGTCCCGTCTTTCCGCACGAGCGCGCACGCCACGAGCTCCGCGCGGTTCTTCTCGTGACGCTGGACGCACAGAGCGTGGAATTCCTCCACGGCTTCGGGGTCCGTGTGGACGCCCCAACACTCGGCCAGCCGGAGCCAGAATGCCGCCGCGCTCTGGCGGTGTTCGTCCGCCAGGTAGTCCTCCCCAGCGGGACCGGAGCGGGCGCTCTCCTGCGCCCAATAGAGCGCCTGTTGCGCGAGCGCGTCACCCTGGCAGTACGCCACCGCTTCGGGGGGCCAGTCGGAAAGCGGGACTCCGATGAGCTCCCCGTACCGGAGGCGCCAGCTCGTGGCGGTCTTGTCGAGCGGGGTGGACGCCAGGAAGCCGGGCACCATCCGACTCACGCACTCGTCCAGGGCGTAGCCCCAATGGCGTCCGGTGTTCCGCCCGCGGTAGCAGCCGTGGGCGATGTCTAGGAGCTTTTGCCGCACGACGGTACAGGTGATCCGCCCCGCGGCGTAGGCGTCGAAGATGCGCGGGAGAAGCCGGGGGTAGGCCGCTCCGATCACGGCCATATCGAACGCGAAATTGTGTCCGTCCAGGGCGGTATCCGGGTCGTGGAGCATCACCTCCAGGTGGCCCTCCAGGCCGGAGAACGACCGCGGATCAAACGACGCGGCGTGGCGCATGATGACGGCCGGATCGCGCTCGACCGTCCATTGCGCGACGACGAGGCGCGGCGCCTGTACGCCGGGGCGGATCAGTTCTGTTTCCGTGTCCAGATGGACGTGACGCATGGCGAGACTCTCCCACGTCGGGCCGTCGATTCAGCACCCTACCGAGGCGATGGGGGGACCCCGGTGGGGTGCTGAATCGACGGCCCGGGGCTACAGACCCCGGACCTACTACCGACGTTGAGAGCTACTCCCGTTCCTGCGCGTTCGTCTGGCAGTTCCAGAGGGCGCCGGGCACGCCGTCGGCCTCGTACCAGGGGAAGCCGCGCCGCGCGCTCACGTGCCACCCGGCGTACGTGGGGTGGACGACGGCCGGCGCGGGCGGCGGGATCGGGGGAGGCGCCGCGGGGACCGGCGGGGGGGCGCTGGCGACGACGGGGGGTGCGGCGACCGCGACGGAGCCCGGGACACCCGCGATGGCGGTCCCGGAGCCGACCGGCGTGAAGGTGTGGCGCGTCCAGGCGTGGCTCCCGTCCGGGGCGTTCCCGGCTTCCGCCTTCGTGGTGAGGGACACGGTGCGCCCGATGATCCCGACCCCCTTGGACTCGAGGAGACCGGCCGTGATACCCGCCCACCGCTCGTGGGCCAGGGCGTCCGTGGCCTCGTACATCTGGACTCCGTGCGCGGCACATACGCACGCCTGGACGTCCCGCCACGCCGTGTCCGGGCGCTTGCCCACCGCGGGCGCGTGGGAGAACACGCGGCCCTTGAGCGGCCCATCCTGGACCTCGAACCCGATCACCACGACCTCCCCATTGAAGCCGCCGTGGAGGTGAAACTCCGTGATCTTGATCTGGTACATGCCGGGGGGGCACTTCTCCCCCTTGCCCGGAGCCACCTTCGCCGCCTTGATCCGCTGGAGAACGTCAATCGCTGCCATCGCTCTTCTCGTCTTCTCTTCGCCCCGTTACTCAACCGAACACGCCGCAGGGCTGGCGACGTATTCGAGCCGTGATTGTAGCACACTCCGTCACGGAATGGGCGCCTTTCCGTACGCTTGCGCGGGCGTCAGTTCCCGCGAGATCAGCCGCAGACAGACCTTGCACGTCACCCCCTCACGGAGGTACGTGCTCGACGTTCGCAGGCGCTCCGCACGATCCCCGGAACAGCACACGGGCCACCCCGCGGCGCACGATCGCACGCCGTGCTTTCCGAGACGTGTCTCCAACGCCCCCATGTAGTGCATCGCCCGAGTCTTCACCGGAGCACATCCCACGGAATCGCGCGGATTCCCGTGATCTCCGGCGGGACCTCGCGGGCTTCCTGGACGACCCGCGCCCGGCGCGCTTCGACATCCGCGCGGAGCCGCTTCGCGGCCTCCCGGATTCGCTCCAATCTCTCGCGTGTACCCATGGCCCTATCCCTACCTCTTCCGCTAGAGCCCGTCCACTATTCCCTGGACGATTCCAGACTATTCCGCTCCGTCTTTCCCTGCGGGGGAGGCGCCTTCGGCGCTCGCTACGCGATGCCACCGCGCCCCCACGCGCTCCTCGACCTCGCACACGTCGGGATAGTCCACGGTCGCGCGATTGAGCTTTTGCAACCCTCCCCCCGTGCCCTCGATATACCGCGCGTCCCCGCGGATTTTCTCCACGCCTCGCGCATGCTCCCAACACGCGGAGAGCACGTCCACCGTGACCAGCTCGGCACGCTGGCCCTGGCGGTGCGTCCGCCCGATCACCTGTTCCGCGATCTGGCCGGTCGGCGGGAGTGCGGTCCAGAGGTTCCGCGACCACGCCTGAAGGTTCCGGCCGGTCATGTTCGCGGGCCGCGAGAGGATCACGGAGCATGCGGGGTCTGCATCCAGGATGTTCCGTCCCGTCCGCATGTCGAGCCCTTCGGGGCCGTAGTAGGGTAGACCGGAGAGCTCCCGCAGGCGCTCCGCGAAAGCCGTGTGCTCCGTCCAGAGCACCCCCGGACTCGCCGCGCCCCACGCGGCACATTCGCTAGCAGGGGCATCCGAGAGCCATTCCGCCATGGGCTCCGGCGTGAAGGTCTCCCGCACCGCGCGCCAGGTCGCGAGCACCTCACGACCCTCCGCGACGTGGGGAATGTGCAGCCCCTTGTCGAGCGCCTGAACCACCTGGAATTCGGTATCCCATGTCTGTGAGTGCGTGAGGATCTTCCTCACGAATCCCGCCCACGCGCGGCGGGCGTCCACCCATTCACGCGGTCCAGGGATCTTCCAGCGGTAGAAGAATCCGAGCGAGAGCTCCGCGGCGGCGCGACCGATCGCGATTCCGTCCATGCACTCGACGCCGGGGTAGCCTCCCGCGGGCGGGAGCGTCCAGGTCTCCCGCAGATCTTTCCACGCCTGGAGGCACTCGACCGGCGCGGGAATCTGCCACTCCCGGACGTGGAGCCCTACGGCCAGGGATTGATGGACCGTCGAGACCACGCCGCGCGTGCTCGTGAGCCTACGGCGGTAGACCTCGCGGACGGTGGCGAGGCGCGTTTTCTCGTCCGTGAGGGACGAGAGGTTAGGGACCTCGCTCGGAAGGGCCAGCTTCACGAGCGCGCCGGGGTAGATCCGCCGCCCACCGGCCGCTTGCTCGTCCACCGCGCCCGCCCACGGTGAGGCGTCTTGAGCGTGCCGCGGGATGGGGGAGAGCGCGCGAAGCGCCCAACGGAGTAGGTGTACGTAATCCATGAGCGAACGCTTCGTGATCGTGCCCGAGAGCGCCACGAAGCGCGCGCTCTTCCCGGGTCCGTCGTCGCTCTCCAGGTAGCGCTTGAGGCGCCGCGTACACGCGCTGGCGGTGTTCTTGAGGCTTTGGGCCTCGTCGCACACGATAAGGTCGGGGGCGTAAAGCTCAAGCGCGTCCGCTTGATTCGCCATCGCGAGGCGCTGGTAGGACTCAATCCGGTACGTGCCCGGCTTCGGGCCGAGGAGCGACGCGGATAGCTCCTCGAAGTCCCGCCGCGTCTTCTCGCGTAGGTGCGCGGGGATTAGCAGGAGAGGGCGCTTCGCCCGGAGCATGGTGGGCGCGAGGTACGAGATCACCGTCTTCCCCTCCCCAACGCTGATAGGCCCGAAGAGCCCCCCGCACTCGGCCATTTCGCAGAGCGCCCACACCTGGATAGGCCAGAGCGCGAAGGCGCTCCCCGGACGGACGAAGAGCGCGGAGAACGCCCGGACGACCTCGGGCGCGGGCAGCTCCGCGGGGCGCGTCGGGAGGGCCAGGATTCGCGCCAGCTCCGCGGAGTCCGGGACCGCGGCGCCCACCGCTCGGGCAAAGGGGTTGACGCGGGGGGCGTGTAGCAGGGACGGGGGGTGCTCGACCCGCGCGACCGCTTCGACGCGCGCCGCGGTGGCCTGGAGGAATCGAGCGAGCGCGGGGGAGTCAGAGGGCACACCCCGAAAGCCCGGGGCTCCCTCGCGAAAGGGTCCTACCGGGCCAGGGGAGTCACGCGCTCGACCGGACGCTAGTACCCCCGGAACACCTCCCCCGCGAGGCTCTCCAGCACACACAGCGCGTCGCGGCCCTCCGCGGTCCCCGTGTCCACGGAGAGGTAGTCCTCCGCGTCCAGGCCGCGCTCCCCCGAGAGGTACTCCCGCAGGAGATCGTGGTAGGTCGGAAGGCCCTTCCCGAAGGGGATCAGCCGGTAGTCGTGTACGCCCACGAGATTCGGGCCGCGCTCCTGCGGGAAGGACACCCGACAGAACGCCTCCATGACCTCGGGGAAGATCCGGGAGAAGAGCGTCACGCGGCCCGTCGTGCGGTGGCAGTTCACGAGGAGCACGAAGCCCCGGCCGTCGCGATAGCCCTGGGGGGACTCGACGGGGGCACGCTCGACCACGGGGGGCTGCACGGGCGGGAGGGCCTCCCGGGGGGTGTAGACCGGCTCGACGGCGGGAGGCACCGGGGCGACCGGCGGGACGGGGGCGCTCTCGACCACGGGCGGCGCCTTCCGGGTCTCGGGCATGGTCTCGACCATCGCGGCCGTCTTCTCGTCGCTCTGGTACCGCCAGCCGACCAACGGCTTTGCGCGGACGTACATGGGGAACCCGCCCATTTCGGCGTCGGGCGCCGAGGGGTGTTGGGCCCACCCGGGCGAGAGGTACCGCTCGGGCGTCGAGCTCGGGACGGGCGGCGCGCTGGCGACCGCGGGAGGCGTCTGCGGCACGACGCTTTCGGCCGTCTTCCCCTTCGCGCTGGCCTTCGCCGCCCGCTCCGCGTCCGCGGTGGCCTTCTGTTCCGCCTGGAGGGTCTTCCACGGCACCCCCCGCTCGAGACAGAGCTTGAGGTTCGCATCCGAGGGGGGCTTCCCGCTGGACGGCGTCCACAGCCCGCGGGCGATGGCGTCGCGGCGGAGCTCCTCGGACACGGTGAGCGGCTCCCTGGGAGCCACCTGCGCGGGCGTCGAGACCGCCGCCGCGAGCATCCCGGTCGGCTCGACCTTCGGGCCCCCGGGGACGACCGGCGGGACCGGGGCGGGGGGCCCGAGCGGCGCCGCGTCCATCGCGACGGCGTCGCGGGCGCTCTCGACCACGGGCGGCAGGGGCGGGTTGATCTGTCCGGGCGTGGCCGGCGTCGAGCTCGCCACGGGCGGCGGGAGCGCGGGGGGCTCCGGCGCCTTCGGGGCGACCGGGGGGGCCTGGACGATGGGCGCGGGGTGGTACTTCTCCAGGTACTCGAGGACGGAGACCCCGTGCGCCGCGACGGAGCGCGGGGGCACGAGCCATTCGGCGTGTTCGGGCGAGGGGTAGCGCTGCCAGCCTGGCGCCAGCGGCTCCGTCTCCAGGCGCTTGAGCGCCGCGGAGAGGAGCACTTCTTTCGGGAGGACAGGGGGGCTCATCGTGGTCTTACCTGTGATCCTTTCGAGGAGAGAGCGTGTGTCGGTTGTCTGCCCGCCTTCAAAGCGGGGGTGAAGGTCGCTGCAAAGGTTGCGGTGGGCGCAGCCGCCGTACTTCTGGCAACGGCCGTCCGAGGCGTCTACGGGGAGCGCGCGAAGGATCTCCAAACGGGCCGCGGGGTCTGCGATCTCGGGACGCGGCGTGGCCGTCTTCACGTCGAGAATCGGGAGCCGGAGCCTCTCGGCCGTCCCGAGGATCTCCAGCGCGGTCGGGAGGATATCGCAGGCCATCGCCTGATTGAGCGCGAACCTGGAATCCGAGATCTCTACCGACCACCCACCGCCCGGCACCGCGTCCGGCCCCTTCGTGGGGTAGTACACCCACATCCCGGCGACGGTCCCCGCGTCGAATTCCTCCGCGGTGGACCACCCGTACACGATCCACTGTGGATCGGTCGCGAGCGTCTCCGGCGTCAAAGCATAGCGGCGACCGCTCGTGGTCTTGTGGTCGATCACCCACGGAGTCTCACCGCCGATCATCCGGGCATCGTAGGTGCCTCGGAAGTGGACCCCCTGAAAAACGGCCTTCCATTCGTGCTCTACCTGCCAGAGACCCCCGTAGGGGAGGCAATGGATGCCCCGCGAGGCAATCGCGCCGGGGTAGCGGAGCGTGGTCTCATAGGCCCCGTGGGCGAGTAGCAGGGCCTCCCCGGGATCGGGAATCGGCGTGCCGTCGCGGAGGTAGGACTCCAGGAGCTTGTGGACGGCCGTCCCGAGAATCAACGCCGGTCCCGTACTCTGGACGCCGTAGACGTATCCGAAGGCCCACAGGCGCGGGCACTGGCGAAAGGCTTTGATTTGAGAGACGTTGATTTCGTTCACGAGACAAAGCCTTTCCCGCCGCATCGCGGCGCGTGAGAGGAACCGTATCCGGGGCCAGGGGATTACTCCCGCGAGAGGGAGGGGGGCACACGGGTTACCTCACCCTGGCCTCCCCGGATACGTGTTGAATACCTACTCGAATCGCCCCGACCCGTCAATCATCCCGGGATGATTCCCGCCTATTCCGAATCGGTCCAGAGGAGAAGCCACGCGCGGAATGCGCGGGCCGTCCCGACGAATCGGCGCCCGGGGTCCATCACGGTCCCCTCCGACCGTAGCGCATACCCTTCGCCACGGTCGGCACCCCGCGAGGGTCCTTCACCCCGCGGAGATCGCTCGCCACGCGGAGCCCCACCGGACACCCGGCGCAGTGTCCGAGCGAGATACGCCGGTCGCTGGACGCCTCGGGATTCCCCGCGGTGGCCTGATTCTGGAGACACCCACGCGCCGAGAGGACGGCGCGATAGGGGGTACACGTCACGCGGTCGGCGTGCGACGACACGAGCACGGGGAGCGTCCGCGCGGAGGCGTTCACGGCGTAGCCTCTTCCCTCACGGGCTCGACGGTCACGGCCTGGAGTTTCGCCAGCTCGTACACCTCCGCGTCTGTACACGCCGCGATGGCCTCGCGGAGCAACGCGCCCGCGGCGTGCTCGGAGCGCATGGTCCAGGGCGTCGGGTCCGCGCGCCGCGCCAGGATCGCGGCGGCGCGGCGCGCCAGGATCGCGCCGTCACGGCGCTCCATCGCGCGGCTCACGTCCCGCCTCCCTCGGGGGCTCGGGAGCCCTTCGGCGCGGGGAACGCGCGTTCGATCTCGTGGCGGACGCGGGGGGAGATCGCGCCACCCTCCAGGATCTTCGTGAGGGTCTTGGGGTCCACGCCCGCTTTCCCCGCGACGGCGGCGCGCGTGTGCTCCTCGAGCATGGCCGTGATCCGCGCGCGGACCTCCAGCGCCACGGGCTTCCTGGACGCGGGGATCTTGTAGGTCCGCTTCGCGGGCTTCTTTTGAATCTTCGCCATGGCTACTTCTTTCCGTCCGTGATGTTCACGGCCACGCTCGGGTGGAGATCCTCGAGCGGGATCTTCCCGAGCACGTACCCCAGGAGCTCCCGGGCCGTGAGGCTCTCGACCCGACCGGCCTCCAGGGCCTTGTAGAGCCGCTTGAGCGTGGGCGCGCCGGGGCGCTCGCGCGTCTTCGTCGTGGGGTTTTCCACGCGGGCCTTCGCGGCCTTGACCCGCTCGGGCGTCGGCTTCTCGCCGGTCGCCTGAATCGACTCCAGGGCCTTCCCCTGCGCGGCGCGGGGCAGCTCCGCGAGGGCCACCCCCGCGGCGATGGACAGGTCCCCGCTGGCGACCTTCGCGCGGGCCTCGTCGGAGAGATCCAGGAGTCTCCACCGCGCCGAGAGCACGGCCGGCGTCCACCCCGCGCGCTGCGCCACGTACGCCTCGGACCAGCCGTACCGCCGCATGCCGTCCCGGTAGGCCAGGAGTCGGGCGACGATATCCCGCTCGACCTTCCCGTCACCCCCGAAGGTGGCGCGGATGTATTGCTCCTCTTCGGTGAGGCTCTCCACGAGCACCCACACCACGAGCTCCCGATCGGTCCCGGCCGTGCCGTCCTCTTCGATGACGCGCCGGGTCTCCAGGATACGCCCGCGACCCTCGCTCACGAGGAAGCGCTTACCGTCTCGGACGAGGATCGACGGCTCATGCTTGTGGAACCCGTCCGCCCGCAGGGAGGCGCGGAGCGGCGCCCGCGCGGCGTAGTCCACATTGATCCGGTCCATCTGCGCGAGTGTATGATCCTCCCCGTACGCGGAGAGGAGATCGACGCCGACCACGACGAGATCGGGATCGAAGGGGGAGATTGCGATGGCGCCACCGCGGAGTTTCGTGGCTCCGGTGCCGATGCTCGCGAGGGTGATTCTCTGGGCCATTACGGCACCCCGATCGCGCCCGAAAGGTCCGCGCGCGAGAGGTCCGCGCCCGAGAGGTCCGCGCGCGAGAGGTTCGCGCGCGAGAGGTTCGCGCCCGAGAGGTCCGCGCCCGAGAGGTCCGCGCGCGAGAGGTTCGCGCCCGAGAGGTCCGCGTCCGAGAGGTCCGCGTCCGGGAGGTCCGCGTCCGGGAGGTCCGCGCCCGAGAGGTCCGCGCCCGAGAGGTCCGCGCGCGAGAGGTTCGCGCGCGAGAGGTTCGCGCCCGAGAGGTCCGCGTCCGAGAGGTCCGCGTCCGAGAGGTCCGCGTCCGAGAGGTCCGCGCCCGAGAGGTCCGCGCGCGAGAGGTTCGCGCCCGAGAGGTCCAGGGAAGGAAGGATGCCCCGCGCCCGGAGCCACATCACGAAATCGGGGTACTCGCACGCGGCCCACACCCCGTGCAGCGGGGTCCACTCCGGTACGGAGAGCGCTCCCGAAGGCGCGAACGCCGAAAACGCTCGGATTCCGTCACTGCACGCACCCGCACGCTGGAGTTCCTCCAGAGTCACGGTCACTGAGATCGACACCGCCATCTGATTCCCTCACTCTCGATTCAGACTCTATCGGAATCGTCTGGAATAGTCCAGACGCCCCGGCACGATTACAGACTATTCGCCTTCCGCCACACCCTGAGAGTGGACCGCGGCACGCCCAACCACCGCGCCGCTCCGGCCGTCGTGGGGTCCAGGAGAAGCGCCGCGCGGACGGTCTCCGTGGTGAGCTCCTGGCGCGGGCGCTCGACCCGAGGGCGACGCTGGCGGACGCCCGAGCGTACGGCCAGGCCGGGGGAGGTGATCCCGTAGGCCGTGGCGCGCTCGCGGAGCGTCCCCCGGTTCACGCGGAGGGCCTTCGCCGCCGCGCTGTAGGACGAGACCTCGGACATCACGAGGGCGATGCTCTCCGCGTCGAGCATCCGGGCCGCGTCGTGGGGCCGGTCGGCGGGGCGCATGGTGATGCTCGCGCGGATGGTCTCGCGAATCACCCGCTCGAGGAGCCGCGCATAGGTATTCACTGCCGGCCCTCCGGCAGACACGCCCGGTAGAGGGCCTCGTACCTGCGGGCGACCCGCGCGCCCCTGGACTCCCCCGAGGGCGGCGGGGTCCGCGCGTCGAGCACGGTCCAGAGCTCCGCGTACAGGGCGGGGGACGGGCGCGACCCGAGGGCCTCCAAGATCTCGTCGAGCCGCGTCACGGGCACACCGCCACGGCGTCCAGGTCCGCGGGCGCGGCCGGGTCGAAGCAGCGCGCGTCGTCCCACGGATACCACACGCCGTCCACGCGGAGCGCTACCGGGAGGCCTGTGAGCTCGACGGCCGCGCGCGTCCGGGGGTGGACGGCGCCGATCCGGTACACGACCCGTGTGGGCGACCGGGGCGGGAGGGTGAAGTCCCCCCAATCGACGCGGCACCCCGCGTAGTCCACCGCGGCGTGTGTATCCAACCGGGGGTCCGGGAAGAGCGGCTCGAGGCCGGTGCCCCCGCAGGGGCGGCAATCCTTGTCCTGGTGCCCGCGGCGCCGGTAGAAATCCTTGCACGCGGGGCAGATCTCCCGCTTCGGCTTCTCCAGGCGCGGGGGCTTCCGGGCCGCGCGCCACGGGGGCGCCGGGTCGATCTCGACCGTGGTGCGAAGGTCGAAGAGGATCACGACGCGGCCCGGAGCGCGGCGATCTCGGCATTCATCGCGCGGATCTGGCCGCGGATCTTCGACGCGCGGGCGTATTGCTCGCGATCCTCCGCGTCCTGCGCGGCGTCCTCGGCGAGGGCGACGGCGAAAATCAGGTCGGAGAGCTTCTCGGAAACATCTGCAATCGGCGTCGAGTTCATGGGTGAACCCTACCGCCCGGCGCGGGATTAGTCCAGAACATTCCGAAAGATTCCCTACCTTCCCGATATGCGGCGTGCTTGACGTGGCCCCAACCCCGGCGGTAGGGTTGCGTCCTATGACACAGAATCCCCGCCCGCGCGCGTTGGAGGTGCTCGACGCGGCCTCCCGCGCGAAGCTCTCCGAAGCCGTCGCGAAGGGCTCCGCGCGGGCCGTGGCGCGGGCCTTCCGCGTCGAGTCCCGGACCATCACCCGCGCCATCGCAGGGGAGGGCCTCACCCCTGCAACCGCAGGCTACCTCCGCGCCTGTCTCGCGACCCCGACGTAAAACGGGGCCGGAACTCCATGCTTCCACGCCAGGAGCTCCGGCCCCTCCCCAGGAGACCGAACATGCCGAACGTACAGGATACGCCGGGAACCGTCCAGCCCTCGGGTGCGCCGTGATGGACGGGCCCACAGGCGTCCCACCCCCCATTCCTCCCGACCTCGCGCGGACCCCCGTGGCGGTGCTCCCGGACACGTTCGCGCGGGGGGTCCAGGCGCCCGGCACGCCCCCCACGAACCCGCTCCACTGCCCCGGGCCAGGATGCCCCCACACGTACGACTGGCGAGAGCCCCCAGGCTCCCCCGGGAACACCCACGGCACCGCGGCGTGTGCGGGGGGACTGGACCTCCGCGAAGCCCTGGAGACCGTCTACCCCTTCGACGGGATGCTCCTCGGGTACGTGGTCTGCGGCCCGGACGGGGCCCCGCTCGAAATGCAGCCGCGCGCCACGAAGCCGGGCCTCGCGTGGCTCGAATCCCAGGGCTTCCGCGTGATGCTCACCTGTTTCCTGGCGGACCTGGACAACCCGAAACACGGCGACTGGACGCCGGAGCTCCGCGCCGACTACGAAGCGAAACGGGCCGCGCTTCCCGAGCTCGCCACCGCGGGGGACTACATCACGCCCCACGGCGCGCGGATCGTGCAGCCGATCTGGCCGTGGCTCCCGGTGCGCGCGGGGGAGATCGCGCTCAAGGCGTGGCTCGAGCGGCTCCGTCTCGGGGGCCTCCCGGACTCCTCAGACACGTCCGACTGGACGCGGTGCATGAGGCTCCCGCGGGCCCTGCGGGAAGGCGTGCAGCTCAATTGCGAGCTCCGCACGGCGTCCATGGTCCCGATCGCGGTCTCTCGGATCGAACCCGGCACGGCGGGGGCGCCCTCGGACCTCGAGGCGCGCATCCTGTCGAGCACCGGCCCGAAGGGCGCGCCCCTTCGGGCCGTCACCGGCCCCGAGCTCGCCCGCTTCGCGGACAACCTCGTCCGGCGCACGAGCGCGGGGGCGAAGGCTTCGGGTGCCGCGCTCAAGCTCGTGATCCAGGGCCTCCCGTGGGCCCCGAAAGGTCGCCGAGATCCCGCGCTCTTCCCCCTGTGCAACGATCTCGTTCGGGAGTTCTGGCCGTGCGACCTGGGGGGCCTCGCGGGGCACTTCGCGCTCTCCGTGGGGGCCTGTGCGGCGGACTCGCCCGAGCGCCCTACGTCCCTTGCGTGGGTCACGGCGAAGCTCTCGGCCGCGGTGGCGCGAATCGAGAGCGAGCGCGAAGCGCGGGCCGTGCTCAAAAGTGCGGGCTTCGCCCGGGGGGACGCGCCCGAACTCGCCGCGCGGCTGGCGGAAGACCTCCGCGACGGGTCTCCGGTCCCGCTCGTCTACGATCGCGGCGCCGTCCACCGCTACGCGCCCGAGCGGGGCGTGTGGGACGCGCTCCCGGATCTACTCCTCGAGACCACGGTACATGGCTACGCGGGGCGCATGGTCGGGGGCGACGTCGAGAAGCCGCACCCCCTGAACCTCTCTCAAGGCGCGATCGACGGGGCCGTGCGGGCGCTCCGTGCCGTGCCCGGGATCGCGCAACCGGGGTACTTCAACGACGCCCCCCGGGGCCTCGCCTTCGCCAACGGCTTCGTGAGCCTCCGTGGGGGGCGCGTGGTGCTCGACGCCCACAGCCCCGACCACCGCGCGCTCCACGCCCTGGCGACGCCCTACGAACCCGGCGCGGGATGTCCCGAGACGCGGCGCCGACTCGCGGAGATCCTGGCGCGGACGGAGCCCGAGGAGACCGCCGCGTGCGTGCGGTTCTACCTCGCCTTCCTGGCCGTGTGTCTCCTCGGGATCGCCCCGAAGTACGAGACCGGGATCATCCTCCAGGGGCCGAAGGGGGGCGGGAAGAGCGTGCTCCTCAAGCTCGCGGAGGGGCTCTTTCCTGCGGAGCTCCGGTGCGCCCTCACCCCCCACGAACTCACGGAGCGCTTCCTGGCGGTCAAGCTGGCGGGAAAGCACCTCAACGCCCGTGGGGAAATGAGCTACACGGAGATCGCGGAGGCGCATATCCTGAACTCCGTGGTGACGGGGGACACCATCACCGTGCAGGAGAAGCACCGCCCGGGGTACGAGCTCGTCCCCCGGGCAGGGTTGCTCTTCGCGTGCAACGATCTCTTCGGCACACGGGACCACTCGGGGGCCCTCCAGGAGCGCCTGGCCGTGCTGTACTGCGGCGGGCGCTTCCGCAACACCCCGGGCCAGGTGCGGGACCTCGCGGCCGTGCTCCTCAACGCGGAGCTGCCCGGGATCTACGCCGCGTGCTTCGCGGAACTCGAGGGCGTGGTCGAACGCAACGGCTTCGACCGGCCGGCGTCCACAATCGAGGCGAACGCCGCGTGGGTGGAGGCCACGGACCCGCTCCGGCAATGGCTCCGTGAGGAGACCGCCCCCGTGGAGATCGCCTCGGGGAAGTTGGAGGTACTCCACGGGGCCTACCAGCGCTGGAACACGGTCGCGGGGCACAAGCCCCTTTCCCGGGGTGCCTTCGCCGGGAGGCTCAAGGGCCTCGGGTACTGGCAGCACACGGAAAACGGGAACCGCTACACCCTCGCCTTGAAGTCCTCCGCGGGCGTTGCCCCGGCCTTCCGCTCCAACTAGTCGTTTACGAACCCTCCGCGGTCGCTGGTATTCGCGCCCTCCGTGGGTTCAGCGTAAGTTCAGCGGGTTCAGCCGCGGGCGTACAAGCAAGGACCATTCCTGAACCCGCTGAACCCACGCTGAACCCACAGGGTTCAGCCGAATACTTAAGCATTACGTGTGGTTAGGTGCAACCTGAAGGACTGAACCCTGTTTTAGGAAAGACGT